TTATAATATTCTTCTTTGAATAATACATCTTTTTCAAATTGTAATTTAGCTTCGTAATACGACATTTCACCTTTTGTTTTACATAATTTAAGTATTACTTTTTTAAAGTTTTGGTCTCCTTGTTCTTCAACGAGTTGATTGAGAATTCCTGAGGAACCAAAGTAACTTCGCCAATCACTTTCGACTCGAGTTCTAATTCGTCTTTTTCGTTTACTGTTTTTTGGGAGTGTTTTTGGTTTCCAAAAATTCTTTTTCCCAATATATTTCTTGCCAGTTCGCAATTCAGTAATTTCATAAACAAATCCTTGATAATCTTCTGGAGTTTCTTTGAAAGATATATTTCTGTAATACCACATAAGAGTATATATTACTCTGTGTCATAATAAAATTTATCCTCATCTATCATTCTACTTTCTGCCGTACATCTTCTACCACACATCGGGCAGTATTCTGGTATGGATTCTGATTGAATATAAGTTAATTCACCACATTCGTGGCATTCTATTTTATATTCATCACCCATGAGTATCTGGATTCCCAACTGGTAGCTGCCAAACTTTTTCTTTTAATTCTTTTAAACCACCAATGTATGTTTCATCAAAAAATACTGCTGGTATCGTTTTAACATTTGGAAAATCCATTAAAAATTTATATCTTGATATATCTTCACCAATAATTATATTTTTAAATTTTACTCCATAATAATCTAACATCTTTTTGGCTTCATCACAATAATAACAATAAGGTTCTTTTCTTGTATACATTGTAACATTACTCATATTGATTTCCTACTTTTTTTAAAAGTTCTCCATTTAAATGATGTGTCCCACTATTATGTACTGCCCACCAAAAACAATTCCACATATTATAACTACCACCAACCCACCAAGGCTGATAATATTTTTTGCCTTCTTCTCTTAATTGTTTCCACCAGCCAATAAAAAGTTTAAATCTACTCATGTTCTCCACCTGGATCTTTTGGATCTAATTTTAATGTTTTACCATCAATTACCATAGTTTGTCTTGCTCTTGGATAACTATGATAACCTTTTCTTAGTTTAAATACAGTTTTATTAACGGATTCTGGATTTTTTTCTGCTTCATTAAAAACAATCGCTGTTATTGCAATACCACTAATTAATAAAATATGCGCAACTGCACTAATACTAAATGCGGTTAAACTTCCAATCATAACAGCAAATATACCACTCCACATAAATGCTAATATTAAAAATAACATATGTGCGACTTGTGGGTGTAATTTTCTTAATGGTGAATGTTCTATTGTCATTACACCTTTCCAACCAAATTTGAATATTTCATATATTGCAAATGGTGGGTATGCTTTCCAACTATTCTTCATATTTCACAACCTCCTGCTGTACATGCCAATTCTTGAGCACCTATTGTCATATCTTGACTTTCATATTCTGCTAATTTTGTCCATTCTACTTCTTTTGGCATTTTACCTAACATTTCTTTGTATTGTTTTTCTTCACAATCCTGATATGGTGCTTGTTGGTATGTATGTTCACTAAATGGTAAAAATGATACACCGGACATCCACTCAAAATTTTTGTAAACCCATGCGCCAACGTCCATCCATTCATTTTCTTTAACAGAAATTGTAACAGATGGTTTATGTTCACACCAATGTTTTTGATAAGTTAACCAATGTTCAAGTTGTTCTATGGCTGACATATCCGTACGAAAAATGGCTTTACTATTTACTTTCATGGGAAATGAAAATACTGAAGTATGATTTGGATTCATTACATCATCTTCTACAGGAAATCCTGCCTTTGTCATGTACATTGTAAGTGGATCTTTTTTATCTCCACGTACAGTTCTTATGTAATATGGATTATGTCTTGCATGAATACCAGATGCTGCGTCTGTAAGTTGTGATACTGTACCACTTGGTTTAACACAAGTTATGGCTGCTGATACTGGTATACCAATATCTTTTGACCATTTAAGGTTTGTATCTACAGCTTTCTTTTTTAATTTTTGAAGAAATTCTTTTAAATTTTTATTTTTTGGATTTGTTAATGGTGAATCCATAATACCAGTTAAACTTACACCAAGTAATCTTTCTTCAGTACAATTTTCTTTCCAATGTTTTGATACATATTTAAAATTAACAAGGGTTGATTGAATAGTACCAAGAATTGTGGCAAGTTCTACTTTCTTTAATAAAGTTTCTTCAGTATCTGTGGCACGTACAACTACTTCAGATAAATTACAAAATTCTCTATCTCTTAAAATAATTTCAGAACATGGATTTGTTCCATAATTATATCCTTCAGTAATTCTTCTGCCATTTCTATTGGCTTGTTCAGTAGCTGAAGCTCTGTTAAAAATACCTCTTTCACCAGACTTGGAATCATATAATGCTTTCCATTCGTCCATAAAAATACCAATGTCAGGTTTTTCAGTATAACATGCAGAATTATTGGCCAAAGCTCTCTGACTATGATGTTCCCACCATTGACCAGCTTTTGCATGACGCATACGATCATCAGATAAATTAGATAATGAAATAAGAGCAGATCTTCTTACACCACCTACAACCACAATCTCTGCAATTTTACATACAATATCGTGACATTCTATTGATGATAGTTTTCTACTTTTTGCACCTTTAAATATATTGGTTACAAAATTAAAAAGAGCGTCTAATGGTTCTGGTCCAGACGCTCTTCCTCCAAAAGTTTTAAGTGGTGCACCTGCAGGTCTAACTTTACTTAAATCCCATGTCGGTATTTGACCTGAGTATAACATGGCAATAAGTTCTTTGAGTGCCTTAGCCCAACCCATTTTAGAATCCGCAACAGTAATACAAGTATCAGAATTAAAAAATTCTTCAGCAACAATAGGTAATTTTGCAACTTCTTGTCTTTCTACAGAAAAACCAACACCAGTACCATTCATTAGTACATACAATATTTCATCAAATGCCTGTACACGGTTTACTGCCACATAAGAACAATTATATCCAGCTATATTTTCTCTTTTCAATGCTTCACCCGCAGTCATTAAGCATCGCATTGATGGCATAATTTGAGTATCTAATACAGCTTCTTCTAACATTCTTTTCATTTTTGGTTCTAATTTAAAACCATGCATTTCATACAAATGCTCATCAAAGAAATTAAAATACCGATCTATTGTTTCACTCCACGATTCTCGTCTACCTTTATCAGGTAACCAACGAGAATATCTGGATAAATGTATAAATTGTTGATAAAGAGTGGGTAAACTGTTGTTTTGCGTAATAGACATATGTACCTCGGACTTACGGGTTAAAAATTTTTAATTGTTTTGTTGATATTATTATATACTATTTCACATCAAATGTAAACCATTAAATTGCAGGTGCATGTTTAGGTTGTTTCATACTAAACCAAGCGTCAATCATACCTTGACACTTTGAAATTTCACCTAACTCTTTCTCAATAGCTTGCATGATACATGGGTGATCACCAATACCTGCTGGTGTTTTCATGTATATTTCAATATTAGCTTTGTGTAGAGAGATTTGACCCTCTAAGTGTGGAATTATACCTTTTTCAATCGTTTCTTTCATTTTTTAATCCTTCTCGCTTTATCTATAGCCCTACTCCCAAACCAAAATGATATTATGGCAGCAAATATGGCTTTGGTATCTTCGTCCCAAAGTAAGTTTATGGCCTCAGCAAAATCTGTTCCTTTTTCTAAAGCCTCCATTAACAACGTGATTTCAATTACTGCAAATAAAATAAAGAATGCATATGTAATTACTGGTCTAACAGATTTTTGTAAACCAGCTATAATACCACTACTTTGATTTATTGCAATATCATGTTGTATTAATCTATCATGTTCCTTATCTGCGCCCATTTGTTCATAGACTTTAAGGTCATGATCATATCCAGCCGATCTTAATTCGGCCATCAATTTCATTTTATCTAATTCGTGCTTGTTATCTTGTTTTTGCGCGAATGAATCAGTTATTGCAGGTACTGCCGAACTGGCAAAACCTAACAAAGAACCTAATATTGATAACATAATCTATCCTTTCATTCAAACGGCTCTACGGCCGCCCATTACAATTTGTACTAATTTTAATAATTGATTTTTTGTCCCATTATTTATCATATCTTTTACTTTTTCAACATTTTTTGCACTTAATCTTTTATCTATCGCATTAGTTATTGCTGAAGCAGTAAATAAATCTATCATGGCCTGGCCATCTTTTAATTTTATTTTGCCAAACTGTTTTCTTTTAACTATATTTCTAATGGTGGACATATTATCTTCAGATATTAATTCTTCTGCGTCCATATAATTTTTGAATCTCTCTAATCTAAACCTTTTTAACAAAACAGGTAATGGATTCCCATCTTTGTTACGTCTGAGTTTTTTATTATTTTTAACTCCGACTCTAACCGGTTTATATTTTGGGCCCATATTTTTTGTATCCTGTGGAATACCAGCATCTGCTGTTGTCATCATTTCTTCGTTCTTCTGTTTTGTTTTCTGTTCCATAGCGTTTATAAACTTTCTTTTATTCATTTATATAACTCGCTTGTAGTAATATATATACTCTGATTGGTTTTCAAATGAGTTGCTTTGTAAATATTTAAACCAAAAACTGTATCTATTGGGTAACAATTTTCAGCTATTTTTATTTTATCTTTAGGTGCCACAATTTCTTCAAAAGTTGAATTTACTATTTTTGAATTATTAATTTGATATACACCAGGTGACAACATATCATTTTCTAAAACAAACCACTTGCTATCTTCTGATAAAAAATCTAATCTTTCTAAATTACATTCTTTTATGATCTTTTCTAAACCATGATCATCTAATTTGCCATTTTCTTTTATAAGAAGTAAACCTGCAGCTAAACTACCTAGTCTAGTTTTTCCAAATGGAATTTTACTAACCAATCTTTTTATATTGGCACATAATCTAACAAATGGAGTATAAGCTGATTTTTTCTCTGGGGTGTCAAGTTTTACTGACTTTATTCTTTTACCTTTTTCATCTATAAGACCTTGTTTATAAGCATCCCAACTTTCCCATTTTAAAACTAACATTCTTATAAAACGAAAAGTATAGACCAGATCTGCTGCACCTTTAACAATACCCATTATATTTTCCTTAACTTATCAATTACTTTTTGATCCATTTCTATTCCTGTGTATTGTTCATTTTTAATATATTTTAAATAAATTAAAAAAGGCTTAATTATTGGCCAATGTTTATCATCTAACTTTAATTCAAACATTTTAAGTGCACATGGTATTGTAAAAGAATTACAAATAATTATAATATGATTTAAGACTAATCTTTCCGCCAATTCGCCATGATCTAAATAACGGTTAACTAATCTTTTTACATATTTAAATCGTTTCAAATCCTCGTAAAACTCTTCTATATCAGAAAAGTTTGGTTTACGATAATTCTGTGCAGCAAAAAGAATTAAGTTTTTTTCAGTAAGTTCATCAATAACAACCATAATATTATATATTATAATAATATTAAGTTATTTGAAAATCGTCATCTAAAACTTCTTGTAATTCTTCAATTAAAGTCTCTTTCTTTTTTCTGCGATCAAGTTCAAATCCATATCTACGGCCAATTGCTTCAAGTTCCATTTTACTACAATCTTTAAAATCTTTCATTTCCATATGATCAGTAAGTTCTTCAATCAACCTGGTTTTATTGTATCGTCTATCCAATTCTACGCCATGTTGTCTACCAAGAGCTTCAAGTTCAAGTTTTGTCATTTCGTGTAAACTTTTACTTTCAACTATATTATCATGTGTATGTGGTTTATTACCACCAGCATGAGAATGAGTGATACCATTATCATGCGTGTGTAACATTGGATCTTTTTTAGGTTCAGGTTTTACACCCATATATTCATCAATCTGTGCTTGAGTTATAGATTGTGATTTTAAAATTTCACCTGTTTTAGGATCTTTCCAGCCATTTCTTGCTGGAATGGCATCCTTTTTCCAGTTAGGTGGTTGTATCATAATATTTGCTCCTTATTAATAATTTTTAGTATGCACGCTTGTTTCTTTTGCAACTTGATGTGTTTCATTAGAAAGACCCATGGCTTTAACACTGGCCTTCATGGCATGTCCGAATTGTGCTTTATTTTTAGCGTTACTTTTTGGCGTCTGGTCAACATCAAAGTCAGCGCTTACGTGCTGATCTTCATCATAGTGACCTATATGTTTATGATGATCTTTAGATGCCTGTTCATGCGCATCTGCTGCAACATGATGTACTATGTGTAACGGATGGCCTGGACCATGATGTGGATCTGCCGCCAATTTATCTGCACAAGCTCGATGTAGACCTGCAACTGTTTTATGGTGCACTCTCATATTATCAGACTGTGCCCGATGGGTATCTCTTTTATAACCCCCTTCAGGAGTTCCATCAGAACCTAGCTTGTTTAGCCTTCCATCAGCATGTATAGAATAGTCTGCCATATGTTTAGCTAAGTGATGCATAGCTTCATTTAGTGATTTTTGTTGATCATCTATGGAAGTGTACATACTTTTATATGCGTTAACTATACTTTCCATTTGACCTTTTGGTGATGCGGGATCTGTCATTTTTGTACCTCCAGGGACTATGTTTCTATCGCCAGAAGAAACCTTATCACCAGCATTTCTTCCTTTTGCTTGACTTGTTACTCTACGACCAGCGGCCGATACATCTTTACGAGCTAATGCCAAGGTATTATCAATATCACCTTTCATGTGATCTTTTTTCATGTCTTTGGCACCTTTACCTTTAAATTTATCATCATAGTTATCTTTATTATCCAAATGACCATGTGATATTTCTTTTTTCTCCACAACTGCTAAAAGAGCTTCTCTAATCCTTGAATAACCAGATGTTGTTGTGGATTCTTTACTCATGGTTAATTTTCTAGGTTTACTAACCATTTTATACTCTTTAGTATCTTTTTTCATTTTATCTTTGCCTAGTTCTCCTGCCTTACCAGCAGTTTCACCATTTTCACCATCTGGTTCATCTTCATGTTTACCAGCTTTTTTCTTTTTTCTTAACATGGCAAAATCTTTTGCATCAATATCACCATCTTTATCATGGTCAAGTTTATGTTGACTACCTTTTAAAGCTTCATTTTTCATCTTAGGTGAACCATCTACTGTTTTAGCTGCAGGATGTGCAATTTTGCCTTTTTTTACTTCCCCTTCGTCACCTAACCAATCTTTTTTAAATTTATGTAAATCATCTTTTTTACCATGCATTACTACGGTATCACCATATGGCCCATGCCTCATACTTTTATCAGGGTGTTGGGTCATTTTTAAACCATATTTTTTGTGTATGTTTGTGCCACCATCACCACCAGTTACTTGGTAGTTATTAACTTTCATATGGTGTACATCTTCATTTGTTTTAGTTGCAGGGTGGGTACCCTTACCTTTTTTTACTTCTTCTTCACCACCTAAATAATCTTTATTAAATTTGTGTAAATCTTGTTTTTTACCATGCATAATCACAGTATCACCATACGGTCCACCTCTCATACTTTTATCAGGGTGTTGGGTCATTCTTAGATTATATTTTTTGTGTATGTTTCTACCACCATCACCACCACTCGTTTGATAGTTGCTAACTTTCATATGGTGTATATCTTCATTTAACATTTGGGGTTCATTGTTTACAGATGTGGCCCCTGGCATCTTTATAAAACTAAATGTCATATCTTTTTCTCCTTACATGAACATATGAGCTACTATGGCACCTACTGAAGCCACTATTACTACCCAGAATAATCTATTTATCAAGTTAACGGTTCTGGCATTTTCGTCAACTTTAAATGATATATCATCTATCTTCATTGATAATTTATTCATTCTTTCATACATTTTATTATAATTATCTTGTAAAGATAGAATTTTTTCTTCTGCTCTAGCCATGGAAACCATTGCATCAGTTAATCTATCTAATTTTTCTTCTATCGCATCTAGCCTATGATCCATGTCAGCCATCTACTACACCTTTTTTTATTAAACGATCTCTATTTTTAAGATGCGCTTCTTGTATTAATTCTTTACTTTGTCCATTATATTCAACTCCATATCCATTATCTATCATTTTCATTACTAATGAAGTACTTTCAGTTATTTCTCTGCCAATCATTCTTGTTTCTTCTAATTCTATATCACCCAATATTCTGCCAAATTTACCTTTTGAATCATATGATTTACAAACTAATTTTACTATACTTCCTACGGGTAAAAGTCCTCTTACATATTCTTTTGATAACAATCCAAATTTTTTTTCTTCTAAATCTTTTGTTCTGGATTCCGGTGTATCAATCCCTTCCAAACGAACTCGTTCTTTATGAATCCATACACCGAAGCCCAGATCAATGTCCACGTCGATTGTGTCACCATCAACTATTCTTAATATTTTAGCATTATATTCGTACATGACTACCTATTATGATGCATCCTTTCTGTGCCATATGGCCCAAAGGATCCATATCGCAATCAAACCCATAACGCCCTGACTACCTAGGCCAGCTAACATAGCAGATACGTTATCAACTATACTCCAGTCACCAGGAATAAAAGGTACATTACCTATGCCCAATACCTCGAGTATAATTGCGAGAGCGGCAACGCTTACACCAACATCTGCCAGTGCTGCAGCCCATCCTCTGATTGTCGTTAATATTTCCATAGTTCCTCCCTATGTTTTATCGGCGACGCTAATTCTGTATTAATCCTCAGCATTATCATTTTTACCCATTTGTTTTTTGGTTTTTCCTTTTTCTGTTTTTGCATAAGGATTTTTAAAATTTATGTAAGTTGATCCTGGAAATAACTTTTCTTTATTTTTTAAATGTTTCATTGCCTTATCTACAGATGACATGGCTTCTGATTGTCCAGGTGTTATACCTTTCATTCTTTTTACTGATTCTGGTGTCCCATAATCATTTAAATAATTTTCTTCTATATTTTTGCCACCTGCCAAATCCCTATACATTTTTCTTACTTGTGATTTTGGCATTCTACCCACACCAGTTATCATAGATGGTTGTTTAACAATTTTTCTTAATTGTTGTTTAATATCACTTGGACTTCTACCGACCATAATCATATCTGGTAAACCATCAATAGATACTTTAAACATCATTCCTGGCTCATTACCAGTTGTCATGGCTTCGCCCATCATCAAACCTTTTCTTTTTTTCTTTTTCATAATCATACTAGGTTTTTTGGCTTGAGCTGCTTGTTGTGCCATTCTTCTTCTTGTTTGAGATAACATATCATTACCAGTTTGTGTTTGAGCTATTTGAGCGGCCGCTTTATTTGCAGTGTCCATATCACCTTTTCTAGTAGCACTTTTCATTCTTCTTGTTTGACCAGCTGTAGTTTTCATTACACCTACTTTTTCACCAATACCAATTTTATCATGTTTTTGTTTATGTGTTTTCATTTGTTTTTTAATTTGGTCAGCTGTTCCACTAAACTTTTTAGTACTTTTTCTTGGTATCATGGCCACATGCTTACCAGAACTTGCTCCAGTTCCTTTTACATATTTACCACCAATTTCTTTTGCCTTTTTTCTGGCATCATCTTCATTACTAAACAGATGAAATTGTTCATTTGTTGTTCTAGCTTTTTGATCGTAATGATCTTTATGAGGCACACCAGCTCCTCTATGATACTGTGGAAGTTTATCATAATCATGGCCATCTTTTGCTGCCATTCTTTTGGCTTTTTGTAAAAGGTGATAACTGTCATCACCTGGTGTTCTACCAACTGATTCCGCTTTAGTTTTGGCAAAAGCTTTTCTCATAGTTGCTAAATCTTTAAGATGTGGCGGTAATTTAGTATCTTTATCTTTTTTCATTTTTGGTTTTTCTGCATGTTGAAAACCTTTACCTGTCATTTTACCGACATATACCATAGCTTCTTTTTTATCGTCTTTTTTGAACATTTTTTTCACCTTAGTATATCCTTTTTTTACCATATCAGCACCTGCTGCAGCTGCACCACCAATCGTTGATGGATTAATTTTTGATGCCACTTTACCTACTCTATAAAGTAACAATGGGTTTTCTTCTATATTAGTGCTTTCATTTTGTGGTCCACGTTTGGCAGATAAATAAGCAGCTATAGCTTGTTCACGCCTTTTTTCTGATGAATGACCTTTAAATTGTGGAGCATCAGATTTTTGAAAATCTTTAATCCAAGCACCTATACCATCTGATACTTTTAATGGCATTTTATTTTCCTCTTAAATCTTTATCAGCACCATGATAAGTTCCTTTACCCTTACCTATGTAGCTATTAACTCTTGCCATGGCCCATTGTTGTGGAGTAGTTCCCGGTCTATGACCAGTTCTCCATGCAGCCATTCCTCTATTATAAACTTTTTTTAATGTACCATAAGAAATACCGGACTTGGCAGCTTTTTTCTTAAGGCCTTCGTTTTCAGTAATATGTTGTTTAAATTTTAACATTAACCCATTCCACCTTTCTGTCCAGATTTCATTACTTTTTGTCTTTCTGTATTTGACTTTATTCTTATTTTTCTAAGACTATCTTGTTTGTCTTTTCTTGCTTCTCTTTCATCTCTTCTTTTATTTGCATCATCAATTCTTTTAATTCTTTCCATATCTTCACCATACATTCTACGATATTTTAATGTATGTTTACTTGGTCTCATACCTTTTTTTCTAGCTTGTTTATCACCTGGCGCATCTTTATAAGCGGCAGGATTATCATCGTCCATTTTGGCATGTTTCTTAAAATGCGAAAGTCTGGATTTTTTAGTACCTTTTTTAAGACCAGCAAAATATGGTGCTGGTTGTGTACCTTTTGCGTCTTTTACATCAGGATCTTGTCTTGTCTTTTTTGGTTTTTCATCACCTTCATATATTTCATCATCTAATGGATCCCAATCTCTATTATATGGTTGAATAGAATGTAACCATTTTCTTGACATTCCATCTTTAGTTTCAACTATAACATAGTTTGATCCTTGATTTACGATTGTGGCAAATTCTTTTGTACCTTTTATTATTACTGTTTCACCAATGCTAAATATTCTACCGTTCACATACGCCTCTCTAACATCTGATATTTTTTCTAATTGAATTGAATTTTTAAATACTTTTTGTTCTTTAAGACCCATACCAGTTCTTACTGAATTGTATAACTTCTTTGCTTCAGCATTGGACATATTTCTTGGTAGTCCTTGTGAAAATTTAGTAAAGTTTTTTTCTGTAACTGCTTGACGCATTTTAGAAGCGGACATACCTGTAGCCCCTTCAGCGTCTGGATCTCTGGCACCGGCAGATACAACTCTTATATTTTCAAAATTATAAAAACCGTGTCTGCCTTTTTTACCATTGTATTTACTTAAAAGTATTTTAAACTCATTAAGTCTGTCAGAACCAACTATTAGTGTTACTGATCTATAACCTTCCGAGTAAAGTTTACTTGCAACATCAAATACATTTCTAACTTTTTTATTAGCCATAATTTGACGTGCATGTCTGGGGAACATTTTTCGTGCGTACTTTATTTTTTCCGCAAAGTGTAGAGGATTTTTCTTATTGTCTTGTGATTGTGATAAATAAACTCTGTATGGATTACGACCAGATTTTTCTGCCAAAGTTGAAATAAGTTTTTCGTGGCCAATAGTTGGCGGGTTCATTCTACCAAATTTAAAATAAATGGATTTTTCTTCTTCAACTAAATATGATTTAAATGAATTGATCATCTTTTCTTATGACCTTTTCTTCTTCGTATTTCTTCTCTTCTTTTCTTTGGCATCAATCTTCTCTGCATAATATCTAATCTTTTCTGAAAAGATGGTCGACTTAATCTTAGTTCTAAAGATCGCTTTGCTGCATCAGATAAGTCGCTTTTCTTTCTTCCTTTTAAAAACTTTTCACCAGCTGCTTTTCTGGCACTTCTTCTTGATCTTAACTTTAATCTATCATCTCTGGCCATAACTCTGCTTCTTTTCTTACGAGCTATCTTTAACATAGTTTTACGGCGTTTGGCCAGTCTGGCCATTTTTCTGCGACCAGAAATGGATAATACTTCATCAAGTGTTATGGAATTTTTTGGAGTATCAGTACTTTCAGTTCTTCTTCTTCGGTATGCTCGATAGTTAACCAGGTCATCTTCACCTGGTCTATATTCTACTGTCATAAAGTCTTTAAAAGACAGTGGCTTTTTTTCTGCCATTTTTATCTCCCTGGTTTATCCCATCCCTTTATTATATTGGGTGAAAAGTTGGCGAAAGAAAATTCCATTCGATCAACTATTTTCACTGCATCACCACCAAGTTTATCTATTGCAACATAACCTTCCTGGCCTGTAGAACGATATCCTCTATTTGTTTTTAGAAACGTATTGGTTCTATTAAGTTTATTTAATATATTTATAAGTTTTAACTTCGCCAAAACGATAACTTTTTGCAAATCAAACATCTTTTTTAGACTGGCTTTGTTTCTTTCTGAAAAGAATATAAGTATTTTATTTAATTTGGCTTTTTGGGCTGCTTGGCCTTTTTCTGTTTTCCTTTTTTCAATTTCTTTTTGGTATCTTTGTTTGATCCAATTAATGAGCTTGGAAACGTGACTGCCAGTATTAACCACGATTTGACCTTTTCGTACATAACTATTATTAAATGTTTCAATGAGTTGAGCCAACTCTTGATTATTTTCCAAAGTTTTAAGGGTAGTTGAACTAATTTGGTTAAATAAGTACCCAGCGTGACTAAGATATTCATTGACTTCCTCCGTATCTTTTTTTGTCATAGTGTAATTAGTCATATCTCTTAACATTGCGTCTTGTGACCAAACATTAGATGTTTGTCTTAATTTTGATACATTAACTCCATAAGACGCTTTCATATTTTCAAATGAATTACCTGTATATGTTGTATGCCATACAATCCCTATTTTGGCTTTTTTAATTCTTTTAGACATTTCAGTATTGTTGGGTATGGCATATACAATAGTATTGGGGTGAAAGGTGACATATTGTTTACCTTTAATTTTTGATATTCTCAAATCTGATTTTGAAAATAAAAAGTCGCCTTGTATAACGCCTTTAATACCAATTTCTGGTAAGTATTGTAGTGCTTGTTTTAACTTAGTAGCCAAGTCACCAGAAGTATCAGCATCCACGTCCGCAGCAGTATAATATACTTTTGGTGATTTATTGAAAATCCCTTTTTTCGCAACAAAGAAATTATTGTTTCTGGGATCAATACCAGCAAAAATAGCAGGAGCACCATCCCACTTAACACTAACTGAGCCATCATGTTCACCTCCCAAAGTATTTCTTAATGATCTAAGAGCCAGTATAGCTTCTCTTGTACCTCTGACACCACCATAGAGAACTTTGTCCTCTATGTGCGTCATATGAGTATTTTTTTGTTCTGTTATAAATTCTGCAAAATTCATTGTTTAAATCACCAATTACTATCTCTACTTAAAACTTGATAATATGGGTACCAAGTAGATCCGTCTGAATCATTTAAACTATAACTATAATTTTTTAATTTTGTCCATGTACCTTCGGAATCAAATTCCATTTTTAATGTTGCTTTATTATCTACCCAATTTGACCAATTACTTTTAATAATGGCATCACCTAAAGTATTTTTATATTCTATAATTTTATTAGATTGATACAATGATGTATAACTTGGAATACTAGCACTATCTCTTTCCCAATTTATTTGTACTTTATAAGTCATGTATTAAACTCCAAAATTTTATCTTTCTAATCTTTTACTACTTTTCCATCTTTCATTTTATGTTTAGTATTACCTACAGCAGTTATAGAACTTTTAGGATCTGATTGTGAATTAAATTTATATGTAAATGAAGCCACATTTTTTCCTTTATGTTTTATAACATGACCAGTACCAGTATTATGTATTGATGTATTGTGATGAAAGTCTGGATCTTTCAATATATGTTCATAATCATGCCCTGGTCTGCTTACATGATGTCTAAATTCACCTTTATGTTCAAATGCCACTGATTTTATACTTGAATGGCCTTCTTTTTCCATCGGTGTTTTTTTAGCTGCAAGTGTATGTTTTAAATGCTGTTTTACTTTATTAATTCTTTCTTTGTTACCACTTTTTAAATGTCCTTCTAATTC